TAACAAAATCGTTGTACGAACCCGCTGCCGAATAATACACGGTACGACCTTGAGCAATCCAAACACGACCTTGGAATGATGCAATATCAACGTTGGGATTTGTTGTAAGAACAGCTTTTGCCGTCGCGTTAGTCGTTGCACCGCCGCCGCTGATTGTAATGGTTGGCGTACTTGTGTAACCCGCACCTGGGTTAGTCACAATGATCTGACTGACAATACCACCGGTAACAATTGCCGTAGCAGCTGCGTTAGTGCCACCGCCAGGTGCCGCTGTAATCGTTACCGTAGGCGTTGATGTGTAGCCTGTTCCGGTAGACGTTAAGACAGCTCCAACCGTGGCGTTAGCAAATGTCGTAAATCCGACAACGCCCGTGGCTGAAGGGAAAGACACCGTTCCTGTATCAGCGACAGCCGTAATGTTAGCGCCAACGCTGGTGTAACTAAACGCAGTCGTGTTAACAACAGCCGTAACAGACGTATTTGACGCGTTTAAACTGGTATTTGTAGTCGCGTTGATTGTTACCCTATCACCAACCGAAAGACTGTGAATCGAAGCCACGTTAATTGTAGCTACGTTATTGGTACGCGCTACGTTGTTTATGGTTAGGTTGGCAACTTGACCGCCAGATAAGGTAACAGTCGGAGGAGACGTATAACCCGTTCCCGGCTCTGTAATCGAGATGGACGAAACAATACCAGAGCCAAGCTGCGCTACAGCAGCCGCGTTTGTACCCGCGCCACCCGTAATTGTAATTGTGGGAGTTGATGTGTAGCCAGAGCCAGGGTTTGTAACCGAAATACCCGCAATGGCTGTACCAGAAAGAATGGCAGATCCAGTTGCCTGAGTACCATAAGGGTTGCCTGGAGGCGAAATGGCAACGTTAGGAACAGAAGTGTATCCTGTGCCTGGAGTCGTCACTGTAATGGATTGAATGCTGCCTGCCGTGTTGGATATAAACGCAACAGCGTTGGCTTGTACGCCATTCGTTTGATTCGGCGCACTGATTGTAACTGTAGGTGCCGTTATATATTTTGAACCTTGGTAGTTAACACCAATCGAACTAATTGAACCAACTGTAATAAGGTTAGCACCGTCCCAAGTGTAATACCCTTTTTGTGGGTCACTAATAATAGCGCGTTCGTTTTTCCATTGTTTGATGCGAACGCTTGAATTTGAAAACGTTCCAGCAGCCGCAACAGTTCCCTGCGTACCACTTGTTATGTTGTAATATTGCGCTGCACCATTAGATTGAAACGCCAAAACATAATCAATGTTGTTGACGTTTACGCTAACAAAAGAAGAAACCGTGTTAGACCATGTAACGTTGTTACCGCTAATCGCAACGTTGGAATAGGTAGGCAAAACCTTTAGATTGCCAAATCCAATCGGTTGGATATTTTCTAACCAAGCAAACTCTTCTTCTGCAATGGCAGTGCGGTTAGCCTTGGTGTTAAGTGCCTTAAAACTCTTAACAACCTGATACTGCTTGCGTTGTTCAGGTGATTTCTCCGCCATTAGTATGGCCTTGAATAAGGATCAGGCATACGGCGGGTAAATGTGGACGAAAGAAGGTTTTGAACTTTGCTATCATATTGACGCTTGAACAGTTCAGCTTCGCCATAGGATTGCTCTTTATATTTGGCAATGTTAGCTGCGTAATAAGCAACAGGCTCAGTCCAGATGTCTGGCATACTGGTTTCTACGTCGCTTAAATTGACCAACGTTGCAGGCTCAACAACCGTATCAATTTCTATCGAATAGTTTTGATCTGGCACAGGCTGCAAATAAAACGTGTCAGGCCCGTACATGCTGTAAGCAATCGGACGACCTACATAATTGATCCAAAACCGCAATTCTGCGTTGAATTGAGTCCAAGGCAAATAGCGCAATGGAATCCGAGTATTGCCCCAATACAGGTTAATGTTGACAATATCCATTGTCAGATTGCCCTGTGGCATACCATTCAAGAACGCGAGCGCAGCAGCTCCAGATCCGTTGCCATCTGCACTGGTAATGTTAATTGAAGGCGCACTGGTATAGCCAGCTCCACCGCTTACAATGTTAACAGATGAAACAGAGCCGGTGGAATTAGAACCGTACTCACCAACGCTGCTGATGGTTGCAGTCGCCGTTGCATTGTTTCCAGTTGGGGATGCGCCAATGCTCACGTTGGGGGCTGTCGTATAACCAGAACCAGCATTCGTTATAACAACACCTGAAACCGATCCAGATGAGTTGTCAAACGTATATACTTCTTGGTTTTGAATGGCTACCGTGTTCTGAATAACACGATTAACGCCCGTATCACGAATGGTGCGATTACGAGCACTGTTAATGTAATCTGTTAACTCTGGATCAGACCAGAAGTTCGCGTTCGCGTCATGCAGCAATCTGCGCGTGGAATTGATGTAAGTTTGTAGTGTAACAGTCATCTAAAACTCGCATCATTTAGAGCCTTTTCCCCCTCCCTGCCGCGACGCAGGGAAGGGTACTTGAGCTACCACTGGGGACGCATTGTGGTAGGTTTTGGGCTGGGTATCAGAGATCACAAACTTATTGAGACGCTCCATTGCTTTAGGAATGTCAGTTGCGAACTTTGTCCAGCCAAGCCTAGCCAGTGTTGGTACTTTGTCTTCAACGCCGTAACCAAAAAACACACGGGCCAAATCCTCAGTTAACTCTACGGACTTACCAGGAGAGAAAGCGTAAGGCTTTCCATCCCAGTGAGTCACAAAAAAATCCTCTGAGGTATTTGTTACCCAGATCATTAGAATACAATAACATCGCCATACACAGCGATAAGAACCGCAGCATTTGCAACGTTTGTAACAACGTTAACAAAAAGAGCGTCTGCCGTGTAAGAAGTTGTTGTTGTATTGGCATTCAACGTCAGATCTTGATACTTCACGTTAGACGTGATGTTGCTCAAGAGCTGTGCGTTGGCTACCAAGTTGCCACCGTCGTTGGTTGTACCAATCGAAATGTTAGCAGTTGCAGCATTAGGAGCTGTACCACCAGCAGAGTTCGACAGGTTAGCAACCGTAATACGACGGATGACATATTGAGATGTGCCGCCTGTGCCACCATTGAGGAATGGCATGGCGACAACAGCGTTAGCCGTTGTAGCCAAAGACACAGGGTTCAAAACCGTGGCAATACGAAAGTTACCAAAGGAATTTTGATTTAACTGACTTACCGAATCTGGATTAGCCATCGTTCAGTTTCCTTTAAGTGTTGTATTGACCGGTTGCTGCTTGTCCGCCACCAGGTGTGTACAGAGTTACTGTCTGAGTACCAACAGCAGCGTTTGCACGCACGCTCCAACCGTCCGAGAAGAACGAACCGCCGGTGTTAGCGGCAATGATTGTCGTCCAAACATTGACGTTTGACGCATATGTGTTCAACTCAATGGTCACGTTTGCCGTTGGTGGGTACATGTAAACGCCAGCCGGAATAAACTGAGCAGACGAAACGCCTGCGTTCATTGAGCTTGCGTTACCAATACCTACGCTCGAAACCGTTACCGTTTGGAAGAAAGCAGCAGCGGTGTTTGTTGATACATTGCTAACAATGATCTTTTGAAAACTTAAAGCCATTTGCTATCTCCTTACAGCGTGATCGAGTTGAAGCCCGTCACCTTGGTCATGGACTTAGGCTTAACGTTTACCAATTCGGCAATCGTCAAGACAGCGCCAACATAACCAATCTGCCAGTTAGGAAGGGTCGACTCAAAGCCCGTAAACACGAACTGACCTTGCTCATGGATATAGAGCGAGAGATAGTTGGTGTTGAGGAGATAGAGCGTACCTTCTGGGCAGTACGGATCTGGATAAATCGGAACGCCAGCAACCATGAGGGCGCGGAAACCGGATTGTGGTCCGTTGCTGTCACCGTCAAAGCCTGAGCCTGGAGTGATGACATATTGTTCCTGACCAACGTAGTCCTGAGCGAGAAGCGTCCAAGTACCAAAGCCGCATACGCCAAAGGTAGGTACTTCTGCACCCTTCTTAACCGTACCGGAGATGTACTGGAGGACGTTTTGACGGGTTGGGTTAACCGAACCAGCGGCATAAACCTTCGACTGCCACCAAGTATAGGTGTTGCGGTTGATGTTGCCGTAAGTTGCTGTACCCGTGCCGTCGTCAACAGCAGCCGGAAGACCGATAAACTGTTGAGTGTTTGTCGTGTTGTTGTAGAGCGAGTAAGCCATCGCATCCATCATCACGTTCGTAGCATCGTTCATACGAGCTTCGATCAATGGGATGATTGCATGGTCTTGCTGAACAACGCCTTCCATTCCGAGGAACGGAACAGGAGTAATCATCAGCTTGAGATTGAACTCAGCATCGAATGCGCCCTGCTGAACAGCAGGCTGTGCAAACGAACCAGAGTAATCCGACCACTGTGCGTTAACAAACTGTGCACCTTGTACGGGGACTGTAACGGACGAGACACCGCCCGTGGCAGTCTGAGAATTGGCAATCAGCGCAGCCATAAGCGGGGTGCTATTGTAGAGCTGCACCACCAACTTCGGAATAAACGCACGCCTTGTGACGTACGTTAATTCGTTGTACTGCGAAGTGCCGGACGCTGGTACTATACCACCACCAATAGCCATCGCTTAGTTCCTTTACTTTGTTAAGTCCCCGATAAAATCAAAAGCCGACCGCACGAGGATTTTTCCTCAATTCGTTCAGAGCCTTTGCCGCTTCCTCACGCGCCGCACCAGCGGGGTTTAACCTGAACTTTGACAGCGTGTCGCGTGCCGTCTCGTTCATAAATGATTTATTGTAATACTGAGGCGACGTTGGAGTCGCAGCAGTCTTCATAAATTCATAGTAATCCGCAGCCGTATCGTGATTTGTGATGCCTTTTTCAAGCATAACCTTCTCAATTTCTGCAACGTCCTCATCAGACTTTGCTTTTCCCCTTTTGACAAGGGAGTTACGACGCTTTTCCAACTCTTCAAGGGCATCTTTTTCCCTTAATTTGTTTTCAGCGGCGTTTATTTTTGCTTCATACTCAGCAAAACGAGCGTCAACCTGGTCCTTCACGTCAATTGAATCAATTGTCATGTTGGGCCGAGCTTTTTTGGTTAAACGAAGAAATGACTCCCGTGTATTGGGATTTTCAGCCAATTCGCGTGCTAAAAGTGCCAATTCGTTTACGCCGTCTGGCGAGAGATCTTCTAAAGAAGGCATTGTTGTCCCCTATCCTTCGGATTAGATAATTTTTCTACCGTCGCCCGGTGGCTTGATTGCCATCGAGTTCTTTGGACCCGTCTTGGATGCGCCAGAAAGGCCGCCAAGCTGGGAAAAACGAGGCGTGTTAACGATTTGACCGTTAACCTGCTTGTCTGTCGTTGGATTGCGGGGTGCCGATGCGCCCCGTGGTTTAAAGAGTTCCATAGTAATTTCCTTACATTGGAGGCATTGCAGGAGGGGCACCGCCAGGAGCGCCGCCCATAGGAGGTGCGCCAGGAGGAGGATTCATCAATCCGAGGTTAGGAGGAGCGCCCGCAATTGCACGAGAACCAGGAGTTCCACCACCGGCTTGAGGAAGGTTTTGTAGAAGCTGAAGGATCTCAGCGTTCTGAAGCTCACCAGCTTTTTGCTTTTTAGGGCCAAGCACATTTGTGAGCGCTGTGATTGCGTTAATAAGTTTTTGCCCTTCTGGGCTTTCTGAACCGATAGCTGGCAAAGACTGCTCTAACAAGTCCATCGCCATTGAGACGTTGACGAGAGCGTTTTCTTTAATGCCAGCTTTAGGTTCTGGAGTAGACATAGGCGACGGCATAGGAGGCGGAGAAGAAGGAGGCGCTTCACCAACAGAAACACCGCCGGGGGTATCACCACCAGCGCCTTGCATCAAAGCCATCATACTTGCATTGTCAGCCATGTTCATTCCTAAATAATTGACGGGGTATTTTCGGCTTCCCCCCCGTCAGGGAAGTCGCCTAAGAAACGGGTCTATCCCGTTTGTTAGTTAGCGACGTGCCTTACGACCCTTGCGACGCATGATGCGCTCCTATAATTGAGTGGGGGAAAAGATGAAAGCGCCAATTAGCGCTTGTGCTTACGAGACTTACGAGCCATTGATGGCCTCCTGTAGTACGAGTGAACGTCCCCAACTTATTTGCGCTTGCCTCTGCGGCTTCGCTTAACAGACTTATACGCCATTTTTAACCTCTTGTATATGATCTACTAGATGTTGTGCGTGGCATAGCTGTTCGCATACCACTAATACGATAATTCATAGTAGCGGGTTTTACGTCTCTAGACAACTGGGCAGTTGAAGCCCTTGGTTGGTCGCCGCGAACAGGGTTAATTGATGGACCTTTTGCCATATTACGCCTCAACCTTTGGAGGTTGTGGAGGCTTTGCACCGCCACCTTGCGCTTGAGCTGCTGCCGCTTTGGCTTCCATTTTAACAAGACGCTCTTTGAGAGTCTGCTTCATTGGAGGATCGAGCAAGTCGATCAGGCTTTCTTTGTCAATTGCGCCAGCTTTAAACAGATTGAATGCCAACGAACGTTGATCTTCCATAAAGATTGGGCTGTTCGAGTGCGCGTCAACCTTGACCACATAGTCTTTAGTAAACTGTGCAGGAATAAATTTACTATTATCAATATCTCTTAACACATTGGGTTCGTAAACTTGCATCAGTTTCATATAAAGGGTTGCCATCTTTTCGAGGCTGTCCTCGACGACCATTGCGCGTTTTTTGGCGCGGGAAGACCCAAGCCTTGCAAGTTGCGAAGCATGACCCGCAGAGCGGACACCTTGTTCGCCTTTACCGGACAAAACGGATGATATGCCGGATGTTTCTTCAAACATCTGGTCGATTTCACGAAGTGACGCATAAAGATCCTGCGGAATGTTTGGTGCAAGCTGCTCGGCTTTAAGGCCAGGCATATCAGACGCAATCACGCCACCAGCGCGATTCAACGCAAAGTTCTTTTCATCCAAGATGCCGCTAAAACCAGACATAACTTTTGGCGGATTAACTTGTTTAGACAACAGATCCAAGATTTCCGTCATGCGCCGGTTACGCATTTGCTGAAGGTAGATCAGCTTGGAAACTTCAGATTGCCCCCAATAATAATCGTATTGAGGATTGGGCGTTATTTGGATGAAGGGGAGTTCACCGCGTAAAAAAAGCTCTTCGTTAGGGCGGTCGTAGATAATAACGTCTGGCGAAGCCCGTGTAACGACTTGGTAATCTTGAGTTTCATCATTCCACACATAAAGTTCTGTCATTTCCACGGTGTCTTCAGCTATACGCGCTTTCATGCGGTTATAGCCATACAGATCCATGTTGACGGTGCCGTATAGAGTTGGGTTAGTCTGAGACATGACAATACGGTCAATGCCTTCAGGAATATTTTGAGGCGTGTACTGAGCCGTTTGAATACGATCAATAATGCTGTCACGGTTTTTGTGTGCATACAATTTAGCCCACAAATCCTGCTTGGTCATATAATAGGTTTGGGTAATTGCCTGCTGCCGGTCGGTGTACTGTGCGTCTTCACGCAATACGCCAATTGAACCTGGGTCTACCAGATAAGGATGGATCGAGTTGTTGAACGGAATTAGTTTGATGAACGTTGTGTTAAACACAAGAGCCCAGACAAGAGCCGTAGCAAACACTTGGTCAGCGTTCGAGTTGTTCCACTCGTCGTGTAGTGCTTGAGTTAAAGCAGGAACGTAGCGGGCTTGAAGTTGGTCAACTCCAGCGCCAAGTGCAATGTTGAAGCGTGTCGTCTCAGCCGAATAAAGAAACGAGGTGAGCTGGTCAATGTGTGAACCAATCTTGTTAAAGGGTGCGGGTGATTCTTCTGGACCAGCACCAAACAAAAAATAAGAACGCAAGGAAGAGTAATCCCCCTGGCGTTCTGATTTAGAAACGTCGCACTTATTAATCAGATCAAGGTAAAAGAACTCGCGTTCATCTGGTTTAGTTGGAATCCGCATTGAGCTTTAGTCCTTGATGGTCATTCATCACAATGTTGGGGCGAGGACCAGACTTGATACCAAGATCTCTAGGATTGACACCAACTGGTTCGCCATTTCCCGATTGTACAGCTTTTCCAGCCAACGCGCTAGACATATCAAAACGCCCGCCGCCGCCCCACAAAACTTGCTGTGCGCCTTCGTAACCTTTTTCTTTTTCAGGCGGTTTGTTGTTGCGTTTAAAATAACCTTGTTGCGCTTCGCCTTCGCGGGTTGACGCGATGTTTGTCATCTTAAAATCTTTAGCCAAGCCATCCAAAGTCTTGTCGGCGTGCTTGGTTCTGTCAGATTTAATTGAAAACGGTTTCAAAAAAACCTGTACAACATTCTTGCATCCATGAGGGCATTCTGGCTCCCAAGCATCAAAATACCCGTGTTTTTTGCAATTATATGACCGTAAAATGCCCATTTTAGTCTCCCATTTGCTCTAAAAGCGTTGGTTTTGAATAGTCGTTTTTGTTAACAATACCCGGTTTTACGCGGATCTGACCGCCTTCAAACACCAGTTTATTGCTGCGTCCTGCCCTTGGTTTGGGCGTTTGATTGTATTGAATGAACCGAGAGCGGTCTTTGTTGTACATCACAGTTACATCGCCGCGCTCAATCTGCTCCAATGCTTTGCTCATCCGCACTTGCATAACCATTGATATAGGCATGGTGCGGTAAATGAACGTGTTTCTAAGGGTTGTTTCGGAAAAGCCAACCAGATCAGCCAACATTGCCCATGACCACGGGCTGTTAGCGTCTGCTTGGAACCTGTCCAACCGTTTAAATAGTTCAGCGTTAGTAAGAACTGCCATTAGGGCCAAATCCTATATGCTTGAGATAATTCTGAACATTTTTACCCACAGCTAATTCACCAGGCGTTCTTTCATCCGTAGTGTTGGCTGTTTCGCGGGTAATGCGTCTGGCAATCAATTGAGGCTGCACTTGTTCAGCAAAAGCCATTGTAGCCATAGCCGTCGCAAGCACACGGTCATCTTTGGATCTGCCAGGAGCCGAGATCTGTGCGCCGTCACGACGAATCGTTTTCATTTCATCGAGCAAATCTTCGGACCGCACCACCAACATATCCCGTTCAAAGTAATCCTTAAAATAAGTCATCATTCGTTCTTTAGTGGCTTGCGTAGTGATGGTGCCAATAGAGTTACTCAATCCACCGAGCGTATCGTTCTTTCGCCATATGTAGTTCTGCATTGATGATAGAACATCTAATATGTCTTTGCCTTTTTGTTGCGTCTCCGGTACGGAGGCGATAGCAACGGCTTGGCGTTTAAGGTTGCGTAGTTCTTGCACTACAGGTTGACCGGGGCCATTGAGTTCGAGGTTGAGCGTGGAGTTTTTGTAGGCTCCTGCAAGGTGGGCAATGACCCAAGCGAACTGGTAGGTGTTAAGTTCTGAGGTGGCAAATTCGGCAACTTGATCCATACCATCGGCATAGCAACGATAAATCTGAATGCAAAAACGGTCAGCCCAATCTGAACTACCATAAGCAGGATCAGCACCGATAACATAATACGCCGTGTCAACTGGTTCTTCCCAGATCTTGAGGGTACATACTTTGGGCGAGGACTTGATAACTTCCGTGTCTTGGAAGTTGTGACCCATAAGATAACGATAGCAATCGGGTTGCGTTTTACGAGATTGCTTCATGGCATCCGTGCATTTGCTGTTCGAGAAGAACGAGCTGCCGGTCATTACAAATGCGTAGTCTTCGGTCGGGGGAAATTCCTGATACATGAGGGCTTCGTCTTTGATGCCTTCGGCAAGTTTCCACCGCCACCACGCCAACTGTCTGGAATTAATTTCCACGCCATAGAGTTTTTTAATGTCACGCACCCACTCTTTCTCTTCGGGTGAAACTTTTCCGTCCCAATAGATTTTGTAGATCGGATTATCAGCCGATACCGAGTAGAACTCGTTGCGCCACCAACCACAGAAGATGGCACGCTGCGTGCGAGCGCGCTTGGCAGTAGCATACATGTCGTGGAACATATTGAACCCTCGCGCCGTACTTTCAAACATGTACAGGCGTAGGGGATTCGTTTCAGCCAAACTAGCCAGAAGGGAGGCCAATCCCTCTTCGTCGCCCCACGAGGATGTTTCCGTGCCGTGCAGATATGTAATGGCCTTGCCACGCCCCAAACTCCCCTTGGCTCTCAATCCCGCCACTTGGTAGAACAGGCGGCTGCGGTTCTTCAGGCTTAACGAGTTACGGTTATGCGCCAACATCGGGATTTTATATTCTTTGGGCAATCCATCCATGTACATAGACAGGGTTGACCGGAACATGTCACGGTTTTCTTCCGTGTCCGTTGTTAGGGTGCCTTGCAATCCTGGGTTAATAAAATGCCAATATAGATCAAGGGCCAAACTGATAGTGGTAATGCCCAACTGGCGACCTTTAAGAATGACGAAAAAATGGCAGTCATCTTCCAATCCTTTTGCAATTTCTTCCATGACATAAGTCTGCGTGCCCAGAAGACGATCCATCTTCTGAAGACCTAGCTCTTTGGTTTCAATTTTGAGCTGACGGCAAAATGCGTAGAACTGTTCAAGGTTAAATTTCATACCTGATAAGTCCAGTTAACGCCCCATGTATTGTGGTTTGGTAGCAGTTCACCAACAGCTCGATCTACGCCTTCATAAATTGAAAAGTCGTCACCCGTTAACCAACCACCCTTTTTAACTTTGGGCAGCCAAGCCAGAATATCGGCTTTAACATCTTCGTATTCATGCGAAGAGTCTATGTAGACAAAATCCAAAGATCCATCTTCAAAGAACAGGGCAGCATCTACCGATTTGTTTTTGTGCAAAGAAAACGTGCTTCTGACCGGCTCGATGTTTTTTAAGAACTCTTCTTGCAGAGTGCCGTTGACAATCGCATCTTCCGTTTGATGTTCTTTGGAACCTTGGAAATAATCAACAACATGGAACTTAATGTTTTTGTTAGAGTTAAGAATCTCAACACACATATACGCCGTTGACTTACCCTTCCAAGCGCCAATTTCAACAAACACAGAGCCGTCCTGTGCGTCTTCTACCGCACGCTTGTATAGTTCTTCGGCGTTGAACCAGCCGTCAATCGTTTGATGAAAATGTTCCATTATGAAGCCAACGTATCGTATTTGGTGACACGCGACGTGTGAACTTTTCCCAAATTGGGATTGATATATAGCACCGTGCGCTCAGGAACTTTGGTGGCAATGTCCGCATTTGTACGGGTGTAGCTGTCCGTCTCTGCCACATCCTTGACGCTCTTTTGTTTAGCCGCAACGCCGCAACCAGGGCAGAACTTCTTAATCTGCTCGCCAAACTCGGTGATGTGTTTCTGCCACCAACCTTGTGTCACTGGCATACCGTGGTCTTGATTCCGCGCCAGATCAAACGAAGCAGCCACCTCGCAGAAATACGCACGCAACTCACCGTTGTTCTGCACAATGGCAGCCGACCATTCGCGGTTGATGTCACACTTGGTAATCATGTCCCACATTTCTTCTTCTGGGAACAGGTCTTGTATGGCAGTCATAATAGGCGAGTGGTCAGACTGACCTTTGTAGAACCACGACAGCGCACCGGCTTCTTTAACCCGTTTGTGCAGTGCCTCAAGATGTGGCTCGGCGCGTTCATTGCCATGTGAGTTCATGTTGAACGTACCAAACGTCTCCTCACACAGCGCACCGTGCTTGAAAAAGTTATTTGTCCACAAACCGCGTTGCATCTTGTTGGGAATCTCTTCAACAAAGATTTGGCACAGTTCTTTGAACTTGGGGTGCATACAAGGATTGCCGCCAATCATGGCAATGATGCCGCGATAACCCTTCATGCTTTGCAAGGCTAGGCGGAAGTTTTCAGGAGTCATGTCCCAGAACTCGTCCTGATTAACCAACAACCGAGTGCAATTAGAGCAGGCAAGGTCGCACTTATTGGTTACGTCAATGCAAATGATGTGCATGTTACGCGGCCCGCGCATGAGCGGAATGGCACCTTCAGCGTTCATTAGTTCTTCTCCCACGGCAGCTTGCCAGCAAATTGGGCACGCACCTTAACATTGTTTTCAAAGAAAAACGCTCGCAAATCACGATGCGCTGTCAAACGATAGTTGACGGTGTAATCACGCGTGCAAGCACCAAGCACCTTGTTCTGATCCAAACAATTGTACACATGCCGGTCGCCCACCATCATCGTACCCGTGGTGTTGTACCACATAGGTGCAATCTGTACCGCCAGCTCGCGGCGCATCAAATAGCAGTTCAAATCTATAAACTTGGTAAACGGCCCTAAACTTTCGCAATCGTCATTGTCAAAGAACGAGCCGTCAACGTTTACAATCTTTCTCAGCGAGTACGCATACTGGTTGCTGGGCACCGCCTCAAGGGCATCAAGCACTTTAACCAGATCCGCAATGTGATGAGGCTCATACCAGTTATCGTCATCCAACCAGGCAATGTAATCTTCCTGCACAAGGAAAGCAGACGCAGCAACAATGCCAGCGTTCATATAACCCCACTGACCCGTCTTCATAGGCAAGCGGCAAAACTTGGTATTAGGATGAAACTTGGTTTCAGGATCTAAATCTACCCCGTCCGCAAACACATAGTGAGTGCATGGGTAGGTTTGGTTAGCCACACTGTCCAATGCCAGTTG